AAAGGATGAGAGTGTGCGTGAGACAATCCTTGGCAGCGTTGCAAAGCGGTCCGCTTTGGTGTTCGGATGGAGCGAAACTGGCGAGCAAGCGAGTGTGAGCATCAATCTGCTTGGATCGATGCCTGACCGCTCGTTCGAAGTTCAGGTTCAGAACGAATCCGAAACGAAGTAAACATAACAGTGATTGTACAAGACGGGCTGTCTTATGATCGTCATAAGGTTTGCTTATGACAGAAAAGGATTGTTTTTCTGTGGGGGATAGGCGATGGGGATGCCTGGGGGCCAGCCCCCTTTGGGGGTGGGCTTCGTTTACGATACCCCCCTCAAAAATTTTCCGCCTTTTTGACCATGCTAAATAAAATTGAAATTGGTCAAACTATTACTCTCACCTACTGCGAGCAGAAACTGGCCCACTTCGTCGCCAAGAATCGCAATGGCAACAATCGCCATTTCAACGTGGCGAATCTGAAAATCAGCGCAGAGTCGCCGATGACCGTGGATTTGGAGGGAATAGCTGGCGAGATTGCTTTCTGCCGCTTGTTCAATGTCTATCCCGACCTAGATACGGACCGTCCTCCTCCTCATCCGTTCTACGACGCGACAATCCCGCCGCCGCCGGGATATCGCATCGATGTCAAAACGACCAAGTACGAGACTGGGAAGCTGCTGGTAGACGCTCGGAAGGACAGCGTGAAAACCAGCGCGGTTGATTTCTATGTGCTGATGACCGGCACTTTCCCTGGTCCGTACACCTATCGCGGCATGATAGCGCGCGAGATAATCATTGCCCCGCATCGAATCCAGACGATCAAAGGTTATCGCTCATACGTCGCCATCCAGAGCGAACTTGTGGCCAACCCTATCGACGCCACATTTTAATTGACGCGATAAGCGTTTCTAATGCTCCATCCGGCGCAACGACCTTAAGAGTTGCATTCAACTGGTCATTGAATGCGCCTGTCTAAGCGGCAATGACGCTCCGCATGCAGAAGCAGGTTGGATAATCAGCCACCGTGTGGTGGATGGATGGCCAGCCGCCATAACTCAGATAACGTCGGTTTACTTTTTCATATCATGGCTTGTCCTAATGTCTTTAACGCCTTTGCGGTGGCTACCGAGTCGCTCGCTCAGGACGTTTACAAACGCGCCTCGTACCGTTCGATGTGGTTGAACCTCATTGAGCGTGGCGAGTATCCTCAGGGTACGGGTTTGACCCAGACCTCGTTCACCACGACCAGCATCGAGCCGACTTCGGCTGAGACTTGGTCGGCCATCACCCTTGCCACCGGTAACCCCGGTGACAACGGTGGCGCTTGCGATGTTACTTACAACGATGTTCCGGTCGGCTACAATGCCGTCACCTGGAGTCCTGAGCGTTTCGCCCTCAAAGGTCCGCTCCTGTGTAAGGACGATCTGACCTTCGATCATCGCGTCGAGGCGTTCTTGCGTGTGTATCTGGAGAAGCTCTCGATCCGCGCGCAGCGTTCTTGGGAGACGCGCTACCAGAACATTTTCGCCAAGTACGCCATCAAGGCGATTGCCGATTCGAGCTTCACCCAGACCGAGACGATTCCGTCTGGCGTGAATGAGTTCCCCTGGATCGACGGCGTTTCCACTGGCCAGGCGCTGAATCAGTCCACCTCTGAGCTGACGCAGGAGATGCTGGATGTCGCCGCCGCCACGCTGATCCGCAACGGTGCTACCAATCCTGATAGCTCTGGTTTCATCAGCTACAGCAGCGACGGTCCGGTGTTCCCGCTCTACATCGGTCTGGAGGCTTCTCAGCGTATCGCCCAGAACAACCCCGCGTTCCGCGATGATATCCGTTACGCTGAGATGGGTCAGGGCGAGGGTGCGTCCCTGCTCAAGCGCATTGGCGCGAATCGGGTGATTAAGAACTTCCGGCATGTGCCGAATCTGTTCCCGCCCCGCTTCACCTACGCTGGTGGCAAGTACACGCTGGTTCAGCCGTTCACCAGCGCTTCCGGCACCAAGGGTACGGTCTACAGCGTCAACCCGAGCTGGACTACTGCTCCGTACGAGGCGGCGTTCGTCGTCACCCCGTATGTGTTCAAGAGCCACATCGTCCGCCCTGTGAATCGGGTTGGCGACTTGGCCTGGATGCCGACCAACTACATGGGCGAGTGGCAGTGGGTGACTGGTGCCTACAAGCTCAACGTGGATTGCGCCGATCCGCTGGAGAAGAAGGGTCAGCATTATGCTGAGTTCATTCATGCTCCGGAACCCGTCTTTACCAACCAGGGTATGACCATTATTTTCCGCCGTTGCACCGGCGCTTTGACCCAAATAATTTGCTCCTGAGTTACCTAATTTAAACTAGCCCCAGCGGAGCAATCTGCTGGGGTTTTTCTTTTTTATCTTCCGCAGTTGACAATCAGTGTTGGCTGAATAAAATTGTCGTCGCATGAATGAATTGAAACGTGGCGACAAGCGAGAATCGGACGGTTGGGTGTTTTGGCAATACCTGGTTGGAAAAAGGGAATACTGGGTTTCTCCAGAAAAATATGCCGAGTTGCGGCAGAAAAATTACAACAATTTTTCAAAAAGATACGAGCAGAACAAAGATGAAATCAAACTCAAGGCCAGAGAGTACTACTCGAAAAATAAAGACTCCGTGAACGAGCGAAACATGGAGTACTACAGGGCAAATATTTCAAGCGTTCGAGAGTCGAGAAAGAGCTACAGAAAACGCATCAAAGAGCTTGCTGCCAAATGGCTTGAGGAAAATGACGAAAATGGATTCATTCGAAGTCTTAAAAGGGGGTTTCGGCGAGAAGACGGTATGGTTTTCTGGGGCTTCCAAGATCCTCATCCAGACGGATCGTGCAGAATGGTCTGGATGACGAAGATGGCATTCGAAAAGAAACGTGCCGCTGAAATTGAAAGGCTTAGGACTAGATACGAGTCAAAAAAGTCGCACACATTGTCTGGCCAGCGTCAGTATCGGATCAAAAATGCAGATGCGATACGCGAACGTCGAAAACTCTATCGCGCCAAAAACGCCGCTAAAATCAAGCTGGCCAAGCAGAAGTATGGAGCTGAAAACAGGGATAAAATCGCCAAGGCGCTTGCTGAGCGTAGAGCTAGAAATCCGATTGTTAGGCTAGCCAATTCAATGCGTCGGTCGATTAGGCGATATCTTGACGCTGGCCAGAAAGGCGAGATGAGCAGCTTCGAAATCATCGGCTGTTCAAAGGATGATCTTCGCAAGCACCTGGAATCGAAGTTCAAGGGTGGCATGACTTGGTGCAACTACGGGAAGCATTGGCACATCGACCATATCGTTCCGCTGATTTCCGCTAAGTCGCCAGAGGAAGTGAAGAAGCTCTGCCACTGGACGAATCTTCAGCCGCTCACTGCGTTCGAAAACATTTCAAAAGGCTCCAAAATACCCCTTGCCATCGACGCATCCTCGTCTCAGCCTATCGACCGGATTGACTCATAGGTTGTTTGTCTAAAAGCCGCTACACGCGGCAGCCCCTCATCGGCCCGAAAGGCTGGTGGGGGGTTTTTGATTGACAGCTTCAACCACGAAGTGATGCTCCCTTCATGCCGGTTTTTACTCTCCCCAAAGGCGTCGAGGTTCCTGAAAATCTCCAGGAAGGCGAAAAGTTTCAGACGATGGCCACGCTCACTCTGAAGAAGAATGGCAAGGCCGAATTGTGCGAGGTTGATGGCCAACCTCTCGCTGGTTACGAGGCGAAGGAAAGCGAGAAGGAGAGCGAAGGCACGATGAAGGAACACGGCATGGAGGAGAAGGGCGAGATGGTTCATGGCAAGGGTGGCGGCGGCGGATTCATCGCTGAGGTGATGCAGCGCGGACGCGGTCCGATGGCTTAAATTCTAAACCGATATGCCAAACATCACATGCGACGAGGCGGAGACGCTAATCAATGAGGCGGCGTCGCTGGGATGTCGTTCTCCGCGTGAGGTTGAGCTGGCGAAGCTGGCTCTGGAGAATCGCATCGCGACGTATCTGGCTGGCGGCGGTGCTACTCGCGGTGCGTATCGGAGTGTGACGGCCAGTGGCAATGTGGTGAGCGGTGATTACATGATCATCTGCGACGCTACTGCTGCTGTCATCACGATGACGCTTCCTCCTGCGGCTCTGGTTCCTGGCCGTATCTACACGTTCAAGCGAATCAACGCTGGCAATGCTGTCATCATTGACGGATACGGCTCCGAGACGATTGACGGTGCGCTGACCCATACGCTGTCTCCGCAGTGGAATGGAGCGACTGTCATGTCCAACGGAGTCGCTTGGTTCAAGATCATCGCCAACTAATATGCCAGTCATCTCCTGCACCCAAGCGGCTGATCTGATTGCGGAGGCTCAAGGAGCTTCGTGCAAAAGTCCGCGCGAACGAATCCTGCTGGAGATTGGCCTACTCTGGGAGGCGTCGATTCTTGGCGGAACGGCTGATATCACGGCGGACAACACGGTGATTTCGGCTGATAGCACGATCATCACGGCGGACATGACGGAATTCATTTAACCATTAACAAACCTTTTAGGATACACCCACATGGCAAAACAGACCATTAACATCGGCGCAGCCCCGAACGACGGAACGGGAACTCCGCTTCGTACTTCGTTCGATTACTGCAATCAGAACTTTACCGAGCTGTACACGGCTACTGGACCGAGCGGCAATAACATCGTCGTACCCGGCACCGCCACCATCGCCGGCGATCTGACGGTGGATACGAACACCCTGTTCGTGAACTCGACGACCAATCGGGTGGGTATTAATACGGCGAGTCCGACGGATTCATTGCACGTTTACGGTTCTGGAAATGCACTCATTGAGGGAACCGCTGGCTTGTATGCTCGAACAAATTACAAGGTTGGAGCAAAAACGTGGCAGGTTGGCTATCGCTCTGGAACGACTCAGTTTGAAATTCAGGAGGATTTAGTTGAGCGTTACACCATCGGAAACGGTGGCACTCCGCATACTTGGTACATCGGAGCATCCACCGCCATGACCCTGAACTCCACGGGGCTGGGCGTGGGGGTTACGCCGAGTGCGTGGGCGGCTGGCTTTAAATCGGCTCAAGTTGGTTCACGTTTGGTTCTTACAACGACCGGAAGCGACACGTTTTTTGGAAACAACTTCTATAACGATGGCGCATACAAGTTTATTAACGCAGATTACGCGACTTACTACGACCAGACGACCGGAAAGCACATTTGGGGTACTTCTACCACTTCAGGAGCTGTTAATGGAGTAATCACTTGGAATCCCGCGATGACGCTCGATGCGAGCGGGAATCTGTTGGTGGGGACGGCGAGTACTGGCGGATCTGCTTCAAATTCCGTGAAAAACGTGGGAGGTGTATTCTCCACCGTCAATGGAGCGACTGGCTCAATCGCCACTGGCGTTGCTGCCACATTGTTCACTGCCCCCAGTGAAGCCGTGTTTATTGTTTCAGCCTACATCGTAGGGAGTGCTTCTCCTGCAAACTACAATGCAGTTGCGATTGTAAGGGTTTCTGGCGGAACTGCTGCAATCACAACCATTTCAACCGCATCAAATCTGACAATTTCTCTTAGTGGCTTGAATGTTCAAGCAACTCAAACCAGCGGTATCAACCAAGCGTTTGCTTACAGCGCAATCCGTATTTCTTAAACAATACAACCATGACCACCCTCTCTTGGATCATCGAACGCCTTCTCGTTAAGCCCACTGAAGGCACTCTCACCGATGTCGTCATCACCGCCGATTGGCGATGCAACGGCTCGCAGGATCAATACAGCGGCACTTGCTACGGCAGCGCGTCGTTCGCTCCGCCGAGTGGTTCGTTCACGCCGTTTGACAAACTCACGCAGGACCAAGTCCTCGGCTGGTGCTTCAGCAATGGCGTCGATCAGAGCGCGATTGAGGCGAACGTGACGCAGCAGATTGCTGATCAGGTGAATCCTCCGGTGGTTGCTCCGCCGCTGCCGTGGCTTCCTCCTGTGATGATCGTCCCTCCGATGTTGCCGCAGGTGGAGCCGCCGCTCGTCAATGCGGAAACTCCTGTCGCCGCTGTTGACGAACAGCCGGTTGTTTCGGATGCTCCGGCGGCATGATTAAAATCGAACTCACTCCCGAACAAGCGAACACCCTCCTACAACTCATCGACATCGCCATCAAGGCTGGCGGTTTCCAGAATGCGAAAGTCGGCGTTCCTCTGGCCGATCTGATTTTGGAAGCTGCCAAGCAGTCGCAGGCGGACGCTAACTAACCACGCACGATGACGGACCACCACGCTTTCATTCGAGACATCTCAATCGGCGTCGGTGGTCCGGCCATCGGAATACTCGGCAATGCGGTTTTTTCAGATCCTCATCTGAAGACCGCATCGCTTGCTCTTGGCGCGCTTGCGGCTCTCTTGACCTGCGTCGCCAAAGGTGTTGATGTGTACCAGAAATTCTTCGGAAAGAAATGAAAACGACCATTCTCCCCATCATCCGCCACTTCCTCACGTTCGGTGCTGGCTACCTCGTATCCAAAGGACTTGTTGATTCCGGTTCCGCCGAGGAGTTGATTGGTGCTATCCTGTCTATTACGGCTGTCGGTTGGTCGATTGCCGAGAAGCGTAAGGCTGGCGCGTCCGCTCCTGAAAAGACGGAATGAACTTCCTGGCCGACTTCGTGATGAAGCTGGTCATCTGGCTTCATTCTCTGACGAAGCAGGATACGACGAGCGAAGATGCTAAGAAACAACCCGATCTTAAGCGTGGCCTTCTTGACCGTGTGCGCGAGCATGAGCGTGAGCTGCGCGAGTCGGGTGATTTACGTCCCCCACGGTGAGCCTGTGCGCCTCGCTGAGGACGTTAAGGCTCAGGTTTGGGTCGTTGACTCCAGCGGCAAAACAGTGCGCAGCAAGAACCGCATTATCATCCATGAAGGCTGGTATGCGCTTCCAAAGGACTAATTATGAGTATCAGAGCGCCGTACAAAGGCTCGCCGTCTGTCGGATCTGGCGGCAGCGGACCTTACAAGCAGTCTCCGCCTCCGAAGCCTCCTGTTAAGCCGGTTCCGCAGCCGGTTCCGAGCGGCAGCGGACCGTATCGTAGATAGGTGATTCAAACGAAAATCCCCCGGTGGCTTTGAAACCATCGGGGGATATTTGCTTTAGCGTCCCAACGACTTCATCACGCTGGCAACGAAGTCTTCGCTATTCGCGGCATTCGTGTTGGCAGGCCTGGAACCGCCGGTCGTCGCGCGCGAGCTGACTCCAGGTTCGCTTCCGCGATATTTTGACAGCTCAGCCTGGAGCCGCTTGTTCACCTCGACCTGAGCGTAGAGCAGTTCGCGGTACTTGGGAGCGGCAGCGGCCCAAAGAGCAGCCTTTGCCAGATCCTCCTCGCTGTTCTCGCCATTGAAGATTTGCTGAGCAAGGCTCAGACGCTGGTTCAGCTCGCTGTTCCACTCCTCGTCGTTCTCGCGCGGCTCAAAGATTTCGAGCGAGCGAGCGTCGGTTGAAACCTTCTGCCAGGTCTTCGTGGCCGACTCCAGCGCAGCCTTCGTTCCCTCCTCGTTGTCCTGCTGATACTTGGAGATGACCGCATCGTAATCGGCCTTGGCTTCCGACAACTCGGACGCGCGTTCGCCATTGATTTCGTCGTACTTGACGATGAGCGCACCAAGCTTGGCCTTCTTGGACGGAGACAGACCCTCAACGATGTCGTCGATCTGCGAGTTGCGGTAATCGCTTTCGGGTGATTTCAGGAGCGAAACAAGACGTTCTCCGTCGGTTCCGACAAGGTTCTTCACTGAATCGAACACGCCACTGATCTTGCCTTCGTACTTCTTGATGAAGTCGGGATGACGCTCGATGTCCAGCAATCGGACACGCTCGGAAAGCGCATCACGCTCTTCCTGCAAT